GTCGAGGTGCGGCACAACGGCGTCGTCCGTCTCGGCATTGATGCCCCGGCCGACGTCCAGATTCTTCGAGACGATTGCGGAAACAAGGAACCCAGGGACCACGGCCATGCCGCACCACAACCGACGATCACGCCCGGGCCTTGATGCTCGGGGAGAATTGAAACGCCGCGGCAACGCGGATTACTTGGCACGTTTACAGGAGAGAAAAGCGATGGCGGGACAACTCAGCGATGCAATGGGAATGCCGATCAACAACCGACCCGAAGCGGCAACGGCTGTGATGAGCAACGTGGCCGGCTTCTTCCTCAACACCGCGGGGATGTTGATCGGGAAGGGGACGCCGGAAGATGCCCCGGCCGCAGTTGACCACGCTTGGGAAGCAACGAAACGGGCCTTTTCGCACCTCGGTCTGGAGATCGAGCCGCGGCAGGCCGCAGACACGAAAGGAGCATGACTTGGACATCAGATTCAGAAGCGGGAAACCGCCGGTGGTGAAGTTCAGCGACAAAGAGCGGGCGTCGATCGTTGTCGTGTTGGATCGGAAAAGGAATCAAGAGATCGTGATCGGTCACAACATCCGAGTGACGGTCGTGCAGATTCGCGGCAACAATGTACGACTGGGCATTGAAGCTCCGAAGGAGATTCCGGTCCACCGCGCAGAAGTCGAGCAGAAGATTCAGCTTGATCCGTTTTCTCAGTGACACGAAAGGAGCATAACGTGCGTACTGTCTCGGTAACGGGCGAAAAACCCGCAGTGAAGTTCTACGAGGTAGATGTCAAGGCCGCTCAGCGCATCATCACCGTGCTCAGCGACTACGGCCGGATGATGGACGATAGCGACATCTCAACGTTGGCCGCGCAGGTGGATCAGGGATGCAAAAAGATCGGCCTGCTGGAAGCCCCCGAGACGAAGGAGTGATTATGTCCAAGTCCCATTGGAGCGAACGTCTGCAATTCTATTCGCCCTGCATTGCGGCAATGGAGTGGGCGAAGTCGCAGAAGTCAGCAAAGCTGGCTTGGGAAAATTGTCCCCGCGGCGATTGGCTGCTGTGGATTGCCGGTAAAGTCGCGATCGACCGCAAGCTACTGGTTATGGTGGCGTGCGACTGTGCCGCGCTCGCTGGACGATTCGTTAAGAAAGGTGAATTGCGGCCACGCAAGGCAATCGCCATGGCGCGGGCATGGTGCCGAGGAAAGGCGACCATTGAGCAGGTGCGCTCTGCTTATGATGCTGCTGCTGCTTATGATACTGTTGCTTATGCTGCTGCTGCTGCTGCTTTTGCTGCTGATGCTGCTGCTTATGCTGCTGCTGCTGCTTTTGCTGCTTTTGCTGCTGATGCTGCTGCTTATGCTGCTGCTTATGCTGCTGCTTATGCTGCTGCTGCTGCTGCTGCTTATGATGCTGCTGCTGCGCGGAACAAAATGGAACTTCGTTGCGCCGTCAAGGTGCGAGCGCGAATCTCACTGTCAGTCGTGTTGCGAGCGGCAAAAAGGAGTGTTTCTTGACCCCATCCGAACAGGCGAAACTCGAAGAGGCGATGGTGCTGGTGGGTGCCGTGCGCTACTCCCACATGCAGACTCGAATCCTAATTCAGCAGATCAAAGGCAGTGACAACAATATCACAGGATCTGAGTTGGCTCGCTACAACGTAGAGGAGGCTGGCGACTTGGTGAAGCTCCGCGAACTGCTGATCTCCATGTCGGGAGGTGTGTGATGGCCGACCAAGACAGAGAAGACTTTCCGGGGCAGGGCGAGCTTGTGGTCCACCAGCCGGCTGAGCCGACACCGATGGCCATGATCGGAAGCATCGTGGACCTGGCCAAGTCGGGGCAATTGACGCCAGAAGCGCTTGCGGCGATGCAGAAGGTCATCGAGATGAAGGAGCACATGGAGGACCGGCAGGCCGAAAAGGACTTCGCGGTAGCCTTCGCGGCCCTACAGTCGGAATTGACAACTTTCCGGGCAACTAAAGTGGTACCCGGTAAGAATGACGCGGTGCGGTACACCTACTTACCATACGAGGAGATTATGGCCAAGGTCCGGCCGCTCCTCGATAAATTCGGGTTCTCTGTGTCGTTTTCCACGGAGTTTAAGGATTCCAGGATCTTGCAAACCTGCACCCTTCAGCACCGGGGAGGCTACCACAGGGACTACAAGGCTTACGTCAGGGCTGGGTCTGGACCCTACGGTGCAACTGAGACCCAGGCCGATGGAGCGGCGATGACCTACGCCAAGCGGTACGCACTGGCAAACGCGCTCAACATCACCGTCGAGCACGATACCGATGCCCGAGCGGAAGGCGGCCCGATCAGCGACGTCCAGGTGCAAACGCTCAAGGACTTGGTTGTGGCAGCCCGTGCCGACGAGGCGAAGTTCCTCAAGTTTGCCGGCGCCGCGACCTACGAGGAAATCGGGGCCAAGCGATTCAGTGAGTTGGTAGCCACCCTCAACAAGAAGATGAACAGGTTCGACGGATGAAAATCTTCCAGATGCAGCAAGGCACCCCCGAGTGGGATCGCGTCCGGCGCGGGGTGGTAACGGCCTCCGAAATCGAATGCCTCATAACCCCGCTGTGGAAGCCGCGAACCGGCGGGGGGGCCGAGACCTACCTGAACCAGAAGTTGGCCGAGAAGCTGATCGTGCCCGATGAAGCGGACGACGAGATTGGCGGCTCCCCGTCCTACGCGGCCGATCAAGGCACCATCCTGGAAACCCTGGCTCTGCCCTGGTTCGCCTTCGAGACCGGGTTGGACGTACAGCGGGTGGGCTTCTGTCTCAGCGATGATGGCCGGATCGGCTGTTCACCGGACGGGCTGATCGGCGAGGATGCCGGAATCGAGGTCAAGAGCCCCCAGGCAAAGAAGCATATCGCGTACCTCCGGGCCGGCGGTCTGCCGAAAGAGTATGCGGCCCAGGTGCATTTTTCGATGCTGGTGACCGGCAGGGCTTCGTGGTGGTTCGTCTCATATTCCCAGAGCTTGCCAAAGCTGGTCGTCGAGGTCAAACGCGACGAGTCGATCCAAGAGAAGTTGCGAGACGTGGTTGACGACTTCCTGGCGATGTTCGACCGGGAGTTTTCAAAACTTCAGGAGATGGCGCCATGAAGATCATCAGCGACACCCTCAGCGCGTTGGTCGAAACTTGGGACGATCCAGGCGACTACCCGAACGCCATCGCGGCTGGACCGCTGCCCAGCTACGATTACTTGGCCGGCGTCGAGGGCGAGTTGGTCGTCGAGGCAGACGCCAAAGAAATGTCGGATATTGTCGTCTGGGGATGGGGCGAGTTCCTTTCCCAGAACTCAGGAATCAAGCTGCCCGATGGCATCCTGAGCGTCGAGTGGCAGTTGGATGAGATCGTGGCGTTGCAACACGGGAAGCTCGGTTGCCGCCTGACGTTCTCTTGCGTCGAAGCCAATGCGGACCCCGATTACCGCGGCCCCGAGCCGCCAGACCACGAGGAGGACTGACATGGGCGAAATGGCTGAGGACAACATTCTTGGGCACTCCTGCTGCCTCTGCGGCGCCTTTTTCGACAGTGGCACCGATGAACTGTACGAGCACGGGTATCCGGCTGTGTGCTGGGATTGCTGGAAGGATCTTTCGAAGAAGGAACGGAAGCAATATCAACGCGCGGAGGTCGATACGCTATGAAACGCTCTGAAGACAGGCAGACGGCCGTGTGGAGGTCCGACGCCGGATCCTCGATGCTGAAGATGGACTTGACCGCCAAGCCGGCCGACCAGTTCCTGGTGATGACGGCGGCTTGTTCACCCGAGGAGCTTGCCGAGTTGGGCGAGGCGATCGCGGACGCTCTGAAGCTGGTGGCGGCGAACCAGCAGAAACCCGAGGTGACCGATGGACAGTGAAACCAAATCCGTAGTCCAGAAACAGCGTGTGTTAGTTACCCCACGCTGCGTTCTCTGCGGCTACGCCCACCCGCAGACGACCGATGATCCGCGGATTTTCTACTGCCCCGATTGCAAGCGGCAGTTCGACCCCGAGGACGACGGCACCGTGGGCAAGTCGAAAGACCCGGCCGTGGTGGCCGAGCGGCGGGAGGAGTTCCGGCTGAGGCAGATGGCGCGAAGGAGACGATGATGGGCGAGAAAACCGATCCACCAGCACTGGGCCACACCATCGACGATCTGTTGGCGGTGATGCCTGACGCCAGCGAAGAGGAAGTCCTGGAGCGGTTTTTCGAACTACAAAGACAGGATGAGGTGCATGATGCCGAAACCCTATCCCCCTGAATCGCTGGCGTTCCTCGAGTCCCTGTGCCGCGTGGCGCCGGGCATGGGTCGGCCGTGCTCGCACGAGGGCCGGATGTTGCTCCAGACCATGATCGACGATGGCCTGGTGGAGATCCTCGGCAAGACCAACTGCGGCGGCTGGTTCGCCCGAGCGACCGAGGCCGGGCGGCGGTACGACAGCGAAACCAAGTCCCCCCTGCCGGGCTAAGAAAACGGCTGGCCAATTGGCCGGAAATCCCCTTGACGGACGCAGGAAAGTTGCTGTAATGGGATGTTCAACCGCGAAGAGATACCGAACATGAGCAAGCGCCGCCCCGCCCCCCCGTTGATGCGATTCTGACTCTTCGCGGTTTCAATCTCGCGTCCGGGGGTGGCGGCCGGCCTTTGAACGGATACCCCACGATGGCGGCAAAATTCCGTAAAGTGGATCCCCGTTTTTGGCATGACGAAAAAGTGAAGCTTCTGGGGATGGATGACAAACTTCTGGCCCTTTACATGCTCACGAACCCCCAAGTCAACCGAATCGGCATTTTCTTCTTCTCGCCAGCAGTCGCATCAGCCCAGATTCGATACCCATCGGATACCCATGCCATGGGTATAGGTATGGGTATCCAGCGCGTGTGCGACACCCTTAATTGGTGCTTCGATTCGGCTTCTGAAGTGCTTTTTTTCCCTACCTGGTGGAAGTACAACGGCAAGTGCGGACCAAAAACCATGCTTGGAAACATGGACGACCTACACGATGTTCCGCAAACTGAACTGATACAACGGTTTGCGTCTGAGCGTCGATACCTAACGGATGCCGAGTTTTCTGTGCTGGCAAGGGTATGCCATACCCATGCCATACCCATGCCATACCCATCTGCGTTTGGCGCGCAGGAGAAAGAGCAGGAGAAAGAGCAAGAACAAGAGAAAGATATACGCCGCAAGCGTGTGTTCGTACCTCCTACGGTCGAAGAAATCCAAGCCTACTGCTTGGACCGCAAGAACAGCATCGACCCCCAACAGTTCCATGACCACTACGCCACCAGGGGGTGGATACCGAAGGGGTATACGCGGCAGATGAAGGACTGGCGGGCGGCGGTTCGGACCTGGGAGAAAAACAACTTCCGGTCGAACGGCCATGCAGCGGCTGAGGCTGAGGAGGATCCCACGAACTACCCCCACCCCCTCCAGGCCAAGCTGGACCGGGCTTTGGGCACCCGGCCGGCGGGCATGACGGTCGAGGAATGCACGGCGAAATTCAAGGCGGAACATGGGTGGGGTGGAAAATGAATGAGCTACCCTCGGAAATTCTTGACAGAATGCCCCCCCAGAGCCTTGAGGCTGAGCAGGGCGTGGTGGGCTCGATCATCCTTGACCCGCGTGTGGTGGACGACGTGGCGGCGGTGGTTGCCGTCCAGGACTTCTACGCCCAGGCCAACCGCCGGCTGTACGGCCACCTGCTGGCACTGCATGAAGAGCGGAAGCCGATCGACGTCGGGCTGCTGGTCGAGCGGCTGAAGGCGTCGGGGGACTTCGAGACGACCGGCGGCGCGGCATATCTGGCCGAAGTGGTCCAGGCGGTCCCCGTCGCGGCCCACGCGGTCTACTACGCCGAGACGGTTCATTCCAAGGCGATTCTGCGGGAAGTGATCCAGGCGGCCCAGGACATGCTCCGGGCGGCCTGGGAGCCGGGCGCCGAGGCGCGGGCTGTGTTGGATCTGGCCGAGGCACGGTTGGCTGAGATCCACGCGGGCACGGTGAGCACTGAGGCGGTGCCCGTGCGAACGTCCGTTGTCGAAGGCTTGGCCCTGGTCGATGAGATCATTTCCAAGCAGAAGGGGTCGGGGGTGCTGACGGGGCTGACGGACTTCGACGTTCAGGTGGGCGGATTCTTCGGCTCGGAGTTGTCGATCGTGGCGGCCCGTCCGGGGCAGGGTAAGACGGCCTTCGCTTACCAGGTGGCACACTGGATGGGCTCACACGGGCATCGGGTGCTGTTCACGTCGATCGAAATGGCGGCTGCCCAGTTGGCGCTACGGCAAGTGTGCTCCTTGTCCGGGGTGCCGTTGCGACGGGTCCGGCTGGGGACCATCACGGCCAATGATTCCCGCGCGATGATGCGGGGCGGCGAGGAGACGGCCGCGGCGACGATCTGGATCCAGGACTGTTCGCGGATGACGCCCTACGACATTCGCCGGACGGCGCGGCATGTCCACGCCGATGTCGTGTTTGTGGACTACCTCCAGTTGGTCAAGCCGATCAACGAACGGCTGAAGCGCCACGAGCAGGTGGGGGAAATGACCCGGGCGCTGCGGCAGTTGGCCCGGGAAATGAAAATCCCTGTAATCGTGCTGGCCCAACTGAATCGTCGGGTGGACGATAACAACCGGCCGCGGCGACCTCGGCTGAGCGACCTGAAGGAATCAGGCGACATTGAGCAGGACGCGGACGTGGTGGTGTTCATCCATCGTCCCGGAACCCAGATCAAGGGAACTATAGCCAACGGCCGGATGGGGCAAACCTGGGACGCGGACTTGATCGTCGAGAAAAACAGGCAGGGACCGACTTGCAACCTGCCGGTGAACTGGAATGGGGAGCGGACGCGGTTCGTTGACCTGGACGGGGGGATGTTCTAATGCCAGCCTTGTACTCTGTTTACAGCCGCCGTGAATCGCCGGACGGGCAGCGGCCGTTGGCCCGGCGGGAGTTTGGGCCGACCGACCAACGTGGCCTGGCGGTCACTGTGATGATGGAGCGGCCGGGTTCGTGGGTCGAATGCTCCTACAACGGGCCGCCGCGACCCGATCCGATGTTCTTTCGGGAGGAGGCGACGTGAAAGAACGACCGATCTTGTTTTCTTCGCCGATGGTGCAGGGGATTTTGGCAGGCCGCAAGAATATGACGCGGAGGGTCATTTGTTGCGCCTGCAATACCGTACATCCTGATTCGTCGAATCCCGGCAAGCTGCTGGGTGCGTGGGCGCTTTCTGATCCGCCTTACCGCTGGGATGGGTCATCGCGGCTATATCGCTTGCGTGGTCCCAGGCCGAAGGCCGGCGACTGGATCGAAGAATACCAAACGGACGTGGATGACAACGCGACCGCGCGCGTAATATGCCCCTACGGCGAACCCGGCGACCGGCTATGGGTGCGCGAGACGTGGGCGCAAGGCAAGCCATTGAGCGACGGCAGCCCCAGCTGTCAGGTCGCCTACAAGGCCGATGGGATTGCGGGTGCGTGGGATGGCGGCCGATTATTCATCCATCACGGTTACATTCAGGGATTCGCCGACACGTCGCTTAGCGGTTGCTGGATGGGACTCGGGCGTTACGGCGGCAAGTGGCGACCGTCGATCTTCATGCCTCGATGGGCATCGCGGATCACGCTGGAGGTTACCGGGGTTCGCGTCGAGCGGGTTCAGGAAATAACTGAGGCAGATGCAATGGGTGAGGGGTTCGCGCCCTGGACGCATCGAACGGAAGGTGAGATTACTGGACGGCGACAATTCCTCGAACTATGGGACAAGATCAACGGCAAACGGTCTGGGTGCGACTGGGGCACCAACCCGTGGGTTTGGTGCGTTTCTTTTCAGCGGATCGAAGCATGAACAAGTCCCCCTGCGGAACCTATGTTGCGGTTGCCGAGCTGAAGGGAGAAAACTGGCCTCATGTCGCGTAAACTCAGTCCCATCCCGGCAGAAATGAAGCCCGAAAACATCACCGCGATCATCGACACGCGGGAGTGGGCCTGCCACCAAAACGACCCTGACTATTTGCCGTTGGAACTCTCGTTGCCCTGGGAGAAAGGTACGTTGGAGTGCGGGGACTATTCGATTGTCGGGTTGGAGCACGAGTTGACCATCGAGCGTAAGGCGTTCGGGGACTTTTTGGCTTGCGTGGGCGCTGAACGCGATCGATTCGAGAAATGCGTCCAGCGGATGAAGGCGTATCCGTTTCGGTGTATCCTGATCGAAACCACCATGCCGCTGATCGAGCAGGGGCTCGACCCGCGCACGAGGTGCCCGTGGCGAAGCAAGGTCACACCGGCCGCTGCTGTTGCTGCGGTGCGTGCCTGGGGCTTGAAAGTCGGCGTGTGTCTGTGTGGCAACCACCAGCGGGCAGGCGTCGAGGCGTCGGAAATGCTGCGTCTGGCGGCGCAAAATCGGTGGAAGATGTCGCGAAGAATGTTCTCGCGGCTGGATGCGGCGGAGGTCAAAGTTGATGGGTGAGCCGCATATTACCGGCCGGGGTTGGGTGACAAACTGAGGGCAGAGTTGGATAGAGCGATGGGAGGGGCTGTTTGTGTTTCAGAACCCAAGCTGAAGGAGGAAAGTGCGATGGCGAAAGAGAAAGAAGAAGCGGAAGAAAAGAAAACGCAAACCACGATGGGCGACATTGTTCCCAAGGTGCCCAAGGCGGTGCAAGAGAATGCCGATGCGTATGCGTCGGCCCTGCGAAGTCTGGGTAGGTCCAAGGGCAAGCTGAACACGGCCAAGGACGTGTTGATCCTGGCCATGAAGGATGCCGACGTGTCGGAGGTTCAGATCGATTCCGGCAACAAGCGCATCACGCTCACGGCCAAAGATCAGTTGAAAATCAAGAAGGTCAAGTCGCGCGACGCCAGCGGCGATGACGACGATGGTGACGACGAGTAACCGGGCCAGGGTCGGCCCGAGCAAACAGGCCCCGGCTGCTGACGGAGCGGCGGCCGGGGAGGACGGAAGGGGAAAGGACATGAGCGCTATTCCAAGAGAACGAGACAATCCGACTGGGCTTCATGCTCGGTACAAGATCAGCCACGTGAACGGCGAACCGATCGATCCGATGGCGACATACTTCGTGTTACGGCTCGATTAGTTCTGCCCGGACGGCCTCCATGTCCAAGCCTGTCGTGCTGCTGCGCGGGCCTATGCTGATTTCGTCCAGTCAGGGGAAGATCCACACTTAGCACAGGTCGGCGTAGACCTTCGAACAGTGGTTAAAAACTTCGACGCGATGGGCGGTTAGGGAGGCAACCGAGCGATGACCCCCCTATACCATCACCCCGAGGGCCTGACGCGCATGTATTCGCGCGGACGGGTTCACGGGTACAGGAATGAGCCGGCGGCGTGCAGCTCGTGCAGAACACGCCTGGCCACCTGGCTTGCCAAATGCCGATTTTACCAGCGGTACTTTTGCGAGGAGTGCGTGCGGCGGACACGGGAATGGCAAGAACGTTTCGGAGGCCAGCCATGATGCCTCTCTCCTCCATCGGCACCTGGGACATGGAGAAACAAGCGTACACGCCGCAAGCCGGCGTCGAGAAGTCATTTAACCTGACGGCCGGTGAGTTGCGGGCCGCGATGAAGCGGCTGCGGGAGTTGGGCTACAGCGTCCACCGCCGCGGCAACGTGCGGGACGGGCACGACGATAACGACTGCTACGTGTTGATCGAACGGACGGACGGGAAACCCGAGGCGGAAATCCTGGAAGGCTGGAAGCGTTAGGCAGTCGCGTTCTTGAGCATCTTGGCCACGGCCCGGTAGCCGAACTGGCTCCAGGACCGCCCCCGGCAGGTTCGCCCCATCCGGTCCAGGTATCGGCAAATGTCGGGGATTCGGTCGTCTGGGTGCTCGGCGCGGTAGGCGACGGCCAGCCGGATGTTCTCTTGCTCCTCGGCGCATTGGACGATCAGGGCGCCGTCCAGCGGGTCCAGGCAGTAGCCGTAGGGGATTCGATCGCTCCTGCTCATACGTCTCCCTGCGGACTGGTGAGCCTGCATAGCTCTGGCCGTCGCGATCTTAATTTTCCATCGCTCGTATTCCGCCACGGCGGCTAGCATCTGCTGCAGTAACCGGCCCTCGGGTGTGTTGTCGTTAGGCTCGGCTGTTGCTTCCCACGACGCACCCTTGGCCACAAGCTCCATCCTCACCACGGCCTGCGCGTACTGGGACCTGGCCACACGGTCGCGGTTGCGGACCACCAGAACCATGCCGCGGTGGCAACGCTCGATCGCGCGGAAGAGTACCGGCCGGCTCCGGTAGAATTCCATCGGGTCCGGCTTCTCTTCCTTGTAGCCCCCGGACGTCGAGGGCTCCATCATCACGTCCAGGAGGTTGTAACCGCGCTGCTGGCAATAGGCGATGATGGCCTGGCGCTGCTGCTCGTTGCTCTGGCATTCGTCTTCGCCCGGGCGCGGACTGAAACGACAGTAGCCGATCGCGTTGGCGGCCTGGTTTTCGTGGTCGTCGTGGTTCACGGCTGCCGGCCCTCCGCTTTGGCTTTTGCCAAGTTGTATCCAGCCTCGAACGCTTGCTCGGGCGTCGGTGCACCTTTCTCGGCGATGCTCCCGAAGACGGGATGAGCGCAGGCAAACAGCCGCTCGACACGTTCGCGGACCTCGTCGGTGTAGCAGCCGGCGTAGTAGCCGAGGTTCGATCGGGCGATGCGTTCGGCCTCGGCACGTTCGCGGCTGCTCGGGAAGGTCATCAGGTGTTCGACGATCTCGGCAAAGTAGCCGTCGGCCTCAGCCTGGTCGGTAATTATCATGGCAGGGCCGTACACTTCGCGGATGGTAGAGGTGGGAGTAAATCGCACGATAGGTCTCCTTGTGTTGGTGGTGCTGTTGTCGGAATCCGCCCCTCGCGCCGTTGCCTGGTTGCCCAGGTCGGCGCGGTGGGCCGTCTCCGCACGGCTCTACTTCGTCACGTCGGCCATCAGCTTGCCGGCTTTGGTTTCCAGGTCAACCCGCGCATCGGTGTGGCCAACCGACCGGGCATAGGCGGTAATCCCGTTTACGATGTCCCACACGCTGCGGGCGCGGCCTTCCTCGGCCACAGCGGCGTCATAGCTGCCGGTGGCCTGGGCCTTGGTGAAGCCCCGCGACTGCAACCAGGACTTGACCGAATCGTCCGCCTTCTCGCCCTCCTTGATCGGCAGCGCGGCGTTCTTGGCGGCCGTGATGCCGTCGATAACCTTTTGGCTGCTCTCCTCGGCATACCGGCGCAGGTAGCGGGCGCCTTCATAGGCGAACCGATCCGGAGCGCCGCCGGTGTGGCGGATACGCAACTCCTTGATGTCGGTGGCACCCCAGATGATCCGGTTATCGCAAACGGTGCGGTACAAGAACGTGGTGAGGCCGAAGACCGCGCTCCCCACCTCGGAATTCCAGCAGTAGAAGCCCCGGAACAACGGCGCTTCTTCTCCCGGCAGTTCGATGGGGTTGTTCGGATCAACCAGGAAGATAAACACGTCACGGTCGGAAGCGTAGAGGGTCGTGGCCCGCAGTGGTGCCCGCTCGCTGTACGTGCTGGCGGGGATCTGCCACCGTCCATCGACGTTCACGCGCTCCACAGCTTCCACAACCTGATGGTCCCAGATTCGCCCGTAGCTGGTCGAGGTCATCGCCCGCAATTCGTGCGAACCGTTCGACCGGGCGAGAACCAGGGAGTCATCACGCAACGGGGAGCGCTCAAGGCCCCATTGCAGGTTGATCGCCGCCAGTTCGGCCGGCAGCTTGCGGAGGTAGGCGGCCGGTGCCTGCGCGTACTGACTGAGTTGCGAGAACGCCCAGTTCGTCGGCACCAATGCCCGGCGCTCTCCCTTGGTTGGGTCGAATACCTCGATTTCGACCCCATTGTTCGGCGCCGGCACCACCCGCATGTCTGCCGTTTGTGGAGTGGCCGTCCAGCTTTCCCGGCGCCGGCTCAACACGTTCGCCTGGAGATCCCCCAGCGACAAGAACCGCTGATCGTCCGGGCGAGAAGCCCATTGGCGGGAAGCATCGTGCAATTGCGTACCCATGATAACACCTTTCTGGCCCGTACAATGCCCTGGCCCGGCTAAAAACAACCCTAACAGGTTACATCCTCAGCGGCAGTCACTCTGCTAATTCGACAAACTGCCCATTTTTGAGCCGATAGAAGACGTCGGCCTTGATGGCACTGATCCATTTGACTCACCAAACCTCTAAACCGAGAACCGACCGATGACCGGCCCCCGATTTTACTTGCGCCCCTTTCGGCGCTTCCGCTTTTTCTCCGCGCGTTCGGCCTCCGATTTCGGAACCGCCACCAGCTTGCGAGCCAGGGCGTCGAACGCCTTCCATCCCTTGGGTTTCTTCGCCTTCGCCATCGTGATTCCTTTCTTACTCGATCCCCATGAAACCAGCATCGCCCAAGGCGGCCAGCTTGCGGTACGTCAACCGTTTGCCGACCACGCTGGACAATGCCAACCAGAACCGGCCGAAGTCCGACGCCAATCGGTGGTTGAATCGAAACGCCTGCTCGTGGGCGTAGCGAAAGACGTGGAACGGCGCAACCTTGACGTAGGTCCCCTTGCCGTCTTTCCCCAGAAACTTCACTTGCGTTTGACCACGCCCGTCGCACCACTCGATTTGAATTGCGTACATGGTTATTGGTCCTAGCTCAATTCCACGTTGCATCCGTCCTCAGAACAAATTGCGATTCCACTCTTAACAATGAACCCCATCGTCGAAAACGAGTGGACGTTGCGCCCGTTAATGTCCACTCCCCAACGGGCAAGATCCATCAGGCGATAGGCTGGAGAGCGGTTCTCCCAAATATCCTCGGGGTGTACGGTAGCATGAAAGTATTCGCTGAGCATCTTCGCGAGCTTCCGCCGCGTTCTTCCCGGCCCGGTCATGGATCGCTTTGTCCATGTGCCAGGGCCACGCCTCCGTCTGTAAACTTGAACCATCACTACACGCACACCTATGGAATGGGAAATCTATGCGTGGTGAGTTAAATGGATCAGTGCCCGGGAGAATCTAGTCACTCGGGCACGCAGTAGCTGTAGTGGCCCCATCCGCCCTTGTCTTCGTCGAGCCAAGCGGAGCCGCAGCCGCAAGTGCCGGTGCGCGAATTGGCCACGCCGGGCGAATGCGTCTCAATATGGCCCCACTCGATCTTGTCCTCGCAGACGTGACACCGCTCGAAATTCTCCGTTTGGCGCGCGCAAATCACGTCTCCGTCCTCAGTGACCGTGGCGGACTCGCAATCGCCGCAAACAGGGCAACCGCTGTCGTCGGCGGTAACGGCCGGCTGGCCGCACTCACAGAGGCACTCACAAGTCGGCCAGCCGGCCATCATGCCGCAGGATGCGTTGGCCTTGCGCCGATCGTCAACATTTTCCCAAGCATAGCGTCCGAGATCCTTGCCGGCCTCGACAACTTCCGCGGGCTCTGTGCCGCGGCAGAGGGCGGCCACCGTGGCCGCCTCCGTAAGGGTAATCGTGTGGCTGATTTTCGTAGCTTTCA